CCCTCAAAAAACCGACTGCCACACGTGTAACCCCCTCCTATTTACGGGGAATCAGCCAGAGATGGCGGAAAGGAGTCTGAGATGGCAAAGGAACTGACGGTTGCCGCGGAGATCGAGCGATTGACTGCGATTTATCAGGGGCTTCCGCCGAAACAGTTTGCGCTGGCACAGGGACTGATTGCTGAAGCCGCCCGGCTCCGGGTCCGGTGTGATTCGCTGTGGGAGGATCTGAGCGAGAAGGGCGAGGTCGAGCTGTTCAGCCAGGGCGATCAGGAACCTTATGAGCGGGAGCGCCCGGCGAGCCGGATCTATACGGCGGCGAACAAATCTTACCAGTCCATCATTAAGCAGCTGAACGACATGATCCCGGCGGAGGTTCAGAAGGTCGGAGGTTTGGAGCTGAATCTGGATGACGTCTAAAAACTACATCCTGATTTATTACCAGCAAATCAAAGACGGATCCGTGACGGTCGGCAAGTGGATTGAAAAGTGGTATGAGTACATTGTGCACGGCCTGGAGGAAAAGCGCTTCACGTTCAGCCAGAAAAAGGCGAACACAGCGATAGCTTTCATCCAGCAATACTGCCGGCACCATGAAGGCCCGCTTGCTCCTCAGCTGATCCGGCTGGAGGTTTGGCAGAAGGCGCTGATCTCCGTCATCTTCGGGATCCTCGACGAGAACGGCCTGAGGCAGTTCCGGGAGTGCCTGGTGGTCATGGGCCGGAAGAACGGAAAGACGCTGCTGGATGCCGCGATAGCTGCCTACATGACTTTCGCGGACGGCGAGTATGGCGGAAGGATATTTTTTATCGCTCCGAAGCTCGATCAGAGCCGGCTGGCGTTTGAAGCTTACTTCCAGATGCTGTCCAAGGATCCAGTCCTGAGCACGATGGCAAAGAAGCGCCGGACGGATGTGTATGTCGCGGAGAGCAACACCAGCGCCATGCCGGTGGCCTTCAGCGAGAAGAAAACCGACGGTCTCAACCCGTCCTACGTTTCCCTGGACGAGCTGGCAAGCTGGCGCGGCGACGCCGGCCTGAAGCAGTACGAGGTTTTTAAGAGCGCGCTGGGCGCACGTAATCAACCGCTAATGTTTGGGATCAGCACGGCTGGCTACGAGAACGATAGTATTTATGATGAGCTGATCAAGAGATCCACGGCGGTCATCATGGGCACGAGCAAGGAGAACCGGCTCGCGCCTTTTTTGTACATGATCGACGATGTGGAGAAATGGAACGACATCAACGAGCTGAAGAAGGCAAACCCGAATCTGGGTGTCTCCGTCAGCGTTGACTATATGCTTGAGGAGATCGCGGTCGCGGAGGGAAGCCTGTCGAAGAAGACGGAATTCCTGACGAAGTACTGCAACATCAAGCAGAATTCTTCCCAGGCATGGCTGACCGCGCAGGATGTGCGGAAGTGCTTCCTGGACGAAGAGGGCCGGCCGAACCGGAAGACATTCGAGGACTTCCGGCACTGCTACGCGCTGGGCGGGATTGATCTTTCTTTAGCGGTTGACCTGACGGCCGCGGTGATCGTGATCGAGAAGGACGGCATCAGCTGGTTCTTCACGCAGTTCTTCATGCCGGCGAACAAGGTCGAGGAAGCGACCGCGCGGGACGGACTCCCCTATCGGATCTATGCGGAGCGCGGCCTGCTGACGATCTGCGGCGAGAACACCGTGGATTATCACGCCGTTCATGAATGGTTCCGGATGCTGGAAAACAGCTACGAGATCCTGCCCTTAAAAATAGGGTTTGACAGATATTCGGCGGCCTACCTTGTCCAGGACATGGAAGCAGACGGCTACCAGATGGAAAGCGTCAGCCAGGGAAGCAACCTGACCGGCGTGCTGATCGACATGGAGGGCATGATCAAGGACGGGCGGCTCCGGTGCGGTGATGACAACGACCTGATGAAGGTGCACATGCTGGACGCCGCCCTGAAGTTCGAGGAAGGCACGAACCGCCGCCGCCTGATCAAGATGAACCAAAGGAACCACATCGACGGCATGGCAGCGCTATCGGACGCGATCTGCATGCGGCATAACTACTACGAAGAAATGGCTGCCCAGCTGGGCAACGAGAGGTGAACGAGATGGGACTTTTTGATGCGCTCTTCGGAAGGCGTAAGGACACCGGCGGCGGAGGAGGATATCAGACGCTGACGGCCTACCAGCCTGTTTTCCGGAGCTGGGGCGGCCAGATCTACGAGAGCGAGCTTGTCAGGGCGGCGGTGGACGCAAAAGCCCGGCACGCCGCGAAACTTAGTTACCAGATGACCGGAACCGCGAGGCCGCGGCTGTGGACGGCGACAAGATCCGCGCCGAATCCCTGGCAGACCTGGAGCCAGTTCCTCGAAAGGTGCTCCAACATTTTCGAGGTCCAGAACAACCTGTTCGTGGTTCCTCTCCAGGACGATTACGGCGAGGTGAGCGGATTCTTCCCTGCCCTGCCCAGCGACTGCGAAGTCATCGAGAACGCCGGCCAGCCCTGGCTGAAGTTCACGTTCATCGGCGGGAAGAAAAAGGCGGTTCCGCTGTATCGGATCGGGCTGGTGGTCAAGCACCAGCTGAAGGATGACTTCTTCGGCGAAAAGAACAGCGCCCTGAGCGGGACGATGGAACTGGTGAGCATGATTAACCAGGGAATCCAGGAGGGCGTCAAAAACTCCGCCACGTTCCGCTTCATGGCCCAGCTTCAGAATAAGGCATTCGATGAGGATCTGAGGAAAGAGCGGGAGCGCTTCGACAAGAACAACTTCCAGGGCTCTTCCGGCGGCCTGCTGCTGTTTGGGAATCAGTACACAAACATCCAGCAGCTGCGGCAGGAGGGCTACAAGGTTGATCCGGAGCAGATGAAGCTGATCCGGGACAACGTCATGAATTACTTCGGGGTGTCTGAAAACGTGCTCCAGAACAAGGCGGTCGGCGATGAGCTGGACGCTTTTTATAACGGGTGCATAGAGACATTCGCCATCAAACTCAGCGAGGCGATGACCCGGATGGTCTTCACGCAGCGGGAGATCAACAGCGGGAACAGGATCGAATTCACGGCTAACCGGCTGCAGTACATGGCCATCGCCTCAAAGATCGCCATGGCTAAGGAACTGGGCGACCGGGGCGTCCTGATGATCGACGAGATCCGGGAGCTTTTCAACTACGCTCCCCTGCCGGACGGTGCCGGACAGCACGCGCCGATCAGGGGCGAGTACTACATGGTGGACGAGGGAAAAGGCAATGCTGACGGGGACAATGACAGCGGAGGAGCTGGAGATGATTCTGGAGATGACGCTGGAGACGGCAGCGAAAACGGAGGGAACGAATGATGGACAAAGAGATCAGAGCATTCAGCTTTGAAGTACGAGCTGAGGAGAACGAGAAGCACGGCACCTTTATCACCGGCACGCCGATCGTATTTGATCAGGCGACGGACATGGGATGGTACGAGGAGAAGATCGATCACCAGGCACTGGCCGGGTGCGATCTGAAGGACGTCCGTTTCCTGGTTGGCCACAACACCAGCATGATCCCGCTGGCCCGGAGCCGGAACAACAACGAGAACAGCACCATGCAGATGACGGTCACAGACCGGGGCATGGAGATCCGGGTGGATCTGGACACGGAGAACAACCCGGAAGCAAAAGCGCTTTATTCCGCGGTGAAACGTGGAGACATGAGCGGCATGTCTTTCATGTTCATCGTTGATAAAGATGCCTGGGACGACATAGACACGGAATATCCGAAGCGGACGATCATGAGCATCCGCAAAGTATTTGAAGTGTCTGCCGTCGCATTCCCGGCATATGAGGGCACCGACATCCAGGCAGCTTCTGATGGCCAGACGCTGGACAGCGTGCGGGCCTCGCTGGAGAGCGCAAAAAAGAAGCTGGCGGAAGATCGGGAAGCTCAGGCCGAAGCAGAGCGCCGGACGGCGCTGCTGGAGCGGCTGAACAACCTGAAAGGAGGCAAAGAAGAATGAACTTTGCCGAAATGAACGGCGAGCAGCTGCAGGCCAGGATGGACGAACTGATCGCCGAGACCAGCG